CATAGGGGTTCATCTTGAACTTCGTACCAGGCGTTCCTAACGTCCATCCGGGCTGATTCTCGATGGCCTTTCGGTACATGGCCTTGATCTTCTTCGATGTCGAGCCTACCTGTGCTATCACGGCGGCGTTCCAGCCCGACGGGTGGCGGTAGTCCTGCATCCACTTAATGTACATCTGTACTTCGGTGGAACCGCCCCACTGTCGGGCCTTCAACAAGTCGATGAGGATGGGCTTCCCGCTACGTCTGAGGTCTTCTTCTAACTCAAGAAGTTTACGCTGGGCGTATCTCAGTCGGAAGGGTATCAACTGACCGGTGGTCTTATCTACAATAACGTCGGTCATGTACATCGCAAACTCGGGGTCGTCGATGAAGCGGGCCTGAAACAATGCCTCTTCCACATCTTGGTGGTACTCGGCATCATACGTCCTGCACATGCCCTCTTCTATGTACGCCCGTATGCTTCCGTACTTCAACACGTTATAGTAGATAGCCGTCTGCAACGTCTCTTTGGGTACCCACATTTCGGGTATCAAGCAGTCGGGTATCTGTATATGCTGGCGTAGCCCAGTAGTAAATCCATAGCAACCGAGTCCCGTCAACGGCTCATAAGGGCCGTATATTTCCTGTCTTCTGCTATGGTTCTCTGCTATAAGGTCACGTATCTCTTGGCGCATAGCTTACCGTATAAGTAACCGCCTAATAGGCAGTAAAGATGAATAAGAAAGTTCACGTTCGGAACAACCGCTGTCAATATCAGCACCCACTTGTTCCTCACAAACATATCCCGGAACCTCCCCACCTGTCCCCACGTAATCCCAACCGCCGCAAACAACACCCCTGACATCCCCACGGTGCCCGGCGCATTTCCGCCGGTCATGGTGCCCGCCGCTTTTCCGCCGGTCATCAGTGTGCCAGCTGGTTCTCCCAGCTGAATCACCTCCCAAACCGTCGGCGAAGGCAGAAACGAAGCCAACACAGCCACCGCAAACGTCACCCGCAGCCTCACCTCACAAGGCATCAGCCATAGAAAGAGCACGTTCGCCGCCAAGTGCCACACATTGGCATGGAAAAACGGATAGAGTAAATGCCCTTCAATGTCACCCCACTCCATCCAGTTTGCAGCTATGACGTGCCCGCACATCGCCCACACAGCCACCACGGCAATCGTCAGTATCGCTTTCTCCGTCTTCATTCAGAAAGGCTTTTGCGTCTTCCTCACACGACCGGGCTTCGCGGCATTGACATACACCTTCACGTTGTGCAGGGCTTCGTCGGCCATCTCCTTCTTGCTCACCATGACGGGGTCGCCGTTCTTGCCGGTCATCGACGAGGCAATGCTCAGGTACTCATACATCACGGCGTTCACAAGGTAGTCATGCACCGACTGCGTCAACTGGCTCAGTACAGTCTCGTCCCACCATGCGGGCATCAGCAGCGTAATGTCAAACTCGTCGGGACTGCTCCCGCCGTTCATCGACGTTTTCGTGTGACGCTCCAGCACGAAGGCGGACATCTGGCCCTTGGCGAGCCCCGTGTGCTTGTCTATCCAGCGGTCAAACATCGGACGGTAGCGCTCCGTGGCGGTCACGGGGGCGTCTTCCTCCGTACCGTCCTCTCTCCTGCGTGAGGTGGCCATCATCGCCAACTGCGCTTCAACGTCGTACAGCACTTGGTCGCGCCTGATAAACACATGGTACTCATGCTTCACCGCACGCACCCCGTACTCCACGTCAAACCCATCCGAGGGACTGACGTAAGGCCAGTCGTCATCAGGCATCGGCCTACGGTGCCCTGGGTATCTCCCCAGGGCCTCAACAGGTCGGTATTTCCCCTGCTCATGCTCCAGACACTTATCCATTCTCGTAAACTTCAATGTCAATATCCGTCATGATGGTGTCATCATGTCTCGACCATAATCTCACCTTGCTAACGCCTGCGTGCTCGCCCTTCACGGTAAAACCGTCCTCCGTCCGTTCCACGGAGCACACGTAGGGACAACAGGCCTTCGCCTCAATGTCATCAACAGCTCCGCGGTTAAGACCGTAGCTGATAACCCGCTCGTCACCTACACACAGCATCAGCCGCTCGTCGGCGGAGGTAATGCTGCTGGCGTAGGGACTGCTCGGCACCGACGGCGCTTTCTTGTTGAAGCACCTGCGGATGGCTTGGATATGCCGCTCCAGGAACTGAGCGTAGAGGGCACTCTGCTTCTCGTTCACGGGCTTCCACCAGTCAACCAGCATCGCTTCTTCAATGTACTTCGCCGACAACTTCGCAAGACTGCTGGTATAGCCCTTGTTGAACCTCGCGCCTACTACCAGTCTCACGATGACGTTGTCGCCTTCTTCCTCCGAACTGATATTATCACCCGAAGAGGCCCCCTCCGACGATAGGTAGTCGGAGAGGAAGGTCTTCAGCTCTTCAAGGTTTGTCCAGAACGCACGATTGAGAAGCCGTTCTTGGTAGGTCTCGTCACCAGCCTGCTCATGGTAGGCGGTAGCTATCTGCCGCTCGTCGCCGGCCTTCACGACCTGTCCCGTAAGAAAGGTCTCGTTCTTCACCGACTCTATGATCAGCGACTTCACCAGCGTTAACGTTATCGTCTGCGTCATAGCCACTCAGGATTAAGGAGTCGTAACGGTTTCGGTTTCGGTGCCGTCGTTGCTTTCGGCGTCGTCATCACCATCACCAGTAACAGTACCGGTAATGTCGGCATAGTCAATGCTGTCGTTGGTGTTGGGTGCGGTCTTGGCCAGACACAGACGGATAGACATCAGCGACTCGGTAGCAAACTGCAGGTAGTCCTTGGCCAGTGCCGGACGGATGCTCTGCCACCATGCGTACAGCATCATATTGATAATGTACTCCATGGCCAGTGCAGACATCGGCTGAGCAAGACTTCTGTTGTAGCGGGACGATACCGTAACCGTAATAGTGAAAGAACCGTCGCTACCGGCAGTACTCAGTGTGTCAACAATGGCGTTCGTGGAGGTTGACGTATCAACAAACTCTGCCAAGTTAGCCTCAAACTTGCCAAGCGCACCAGCCAGTGTGCGGTCAAGCTTTCGGTTATGATACGTGTCGTCACCTGCCTGCTCGTTGTAGGCAAGGGCGGCGTTCTTCACCGCATCGGCGGCTTTGTCAATCTCACCGGTGATGTAAGTGTCTGCCTTAACAGCCTCGATGATAAGAAGCTTGTTAAGATTAAGTGTTAGGGTATTTGCTGCCATAATGGTAAAAAATTAAGAATTTGTTATTTGAGTTGTAAGTGTTAGCGTAGAGTTTGCCGTAATATCGCTGGCATTGAGTCCTGTCGGCGTAAAGGTGATATCCTGCGAAGCAAAACTGTTGATGTTGCTAATCTCGGCAGACGTGAAATCGTGAGTGGGCGTGATGGTGCTACTGAGAACTGAAAAGTCACCTGCACTCAAAGCAAACGGTACGTTTGCTGTGCTGCACATAACCCTCAGAGCCCCAGCAGAATTATACATAGTCAAAATGGCGCTTGCCGGAACCTTAAATACGTATGTACCCTCGGAATACTGCGATTCTTCTGCGTTATAGACAACGGTCTGCCCGTCATCATCGCCACTATCACCTCCGCTATCATAGTCATAGTCAACCCCGCTGCTATTAGGCGGCAACTTCGAGAAAGCCAGCATAATCACGTCTCTCCTCGTCCGCTCGGCAAGGTCGTAGTATTTCTTCGCTAATTCTGGGAAGTCCATCGCAAGATACTCCCCGACGGTAAAGTAAACACAGTAAGAACTAATTCCCTTCTGCACGCCAGAGACAACATGACTGCTCCGGGTGTATTTGAAGGTTGCCTCTGCCGTAGTAGCATTGACGCTGTAGCTGAAAAGCAACTGCGACAACGCAGAAAGGATAGAATTTGCCCCCGACTGCAGATACACGTCGATGATATCCTCCTCGGGACTGCCAAGGGTTATCGACGCGAAGATATTCTTGCCCTGCTTGTCCCTCTCACGCTTACCCATAATGGACAGGTGGCGCTTCACGTCAGGACGTAGACTGCTGAATGTAACGGTTATCGTACTCATTGCACTGCGGTATTAGGGGTTAGCGCCATCTGCTGCTCCATGGCCAACTGCTGGGCCTCGTCACTCTCTATCTGCTGCAACAGCGAGTCGGCAAACGGCAGGTTGATGGCTTTCAGGTACTGTTTCACGGAGATAGCCTGCATCTGCAATAGTTGCAAGGCGGTATCGTTCACCTGCGTCTGGAACGTCGCCGTGGCGGCGGCTTCCTTCACGGCTATCTTGAACATCACGTCACGCGCTCCCATGCGGTCATATTCTATCATGCCCGTGTTGTCCTTGTTGATGACAAGTCTTCCCTGCGGGTAGAACTGCTTGATGACCATACATTTCTTGTGGGCTATCGACTCGGCAAACGAGGTGAAGTCCTGTAGCAGGGTGAACAGTGACGTGGTGGCGTTCTGCGATTCCTGGGCATATCGCGCGGCACTCGTTCCGGCACTCGGGGTCTTGCCCTGCAAGGCTCCGCTGACGTTCGTAATGTCGCGCATCAGGTTCAACTGCATCTGCAACAGTTCCTGCGTACCTATCTGCACGGCGTTCGTCGTGATAATCTCGGGCCGCAGGTTGGCGTTCATCCTGTTCGTCTCAAAGAACAGCAGACCGTCATACTCCGTTATCTCGTCGGCAATGTCTTCTTTCGACATACCCTGCGGGATGCTCTCTATCGGGAATATCATCAGGCCCTTCGCGGCGGACCGTGCGGCCATGTCGTGCATGATGATAAGGCGGTTCACGTAGCGCTGCTGGTCTATCACGTTCGCCATGAAGGGGTGTACCTCTGCGTTCACATAGGGATATAGCTTCATCGTGAACGGATGGGAGTGGAAATCATAAGGGGTCTCGGCTGACGCAAGGATGGTGCCGTCGGGGGCAAGGAAGGTGTACATCCAATATTCATCCTCTATCAGCTCGAAGTCTATGTAGGCCCGGTCGTCCTCGGGCACGCCCACCTCGTCATACTGCTGCTTCCTCAGCTGGTTCTCTTGCAGAACATGCCCGATATCCTTTACTTCCACTCTGTACTTCACATCGTCGGCATTGGTGGCCAGGGGGTCGTGACACTGATACCTCGTCTTCGACTCCTTCGTCCACACCTCAATCAGTCGGCAAAGGGAGTCGTCTGAGGGTTTGTCAAACGAGATATTCGTCAGCCGGTCTTGGTCGTTCTGCTGGTTACCGCCGTATTTCACCATGCCGCTCTCCTCGTCCCCGTTCAGGTGGAAGATGTCGTTGATGTCTTTCGCGGTCAGCCCGTATTGGGCGTTACAGAACTTGCGGTAGAGGCTGGTGGGTGACACGTCGTGCAGTACGCCTATCATCCGCAAATCGGTGTGCCGCGTGTCGCTGCCCGACTCCCAGAAGGCGTAGTTGGGATTGATGAAGTCCGTCCATGCGTCGGTCTGTCCGTTACGCTCCTCGTAGGTCTCACGGGCAATGGCCACGCCGCCGTCCAAGTAGTCCTCAAAGGCGGTCTTCAGCACGTCGCTCATCTTCGTGTCCTGCCAGTTGGCTTGCATCGTGGCACTCATCATGTCGCTCAGCCACTGGGCATCGTGCGCCCTCGCAAAGGTGATGGGTTCGGTGCCTTGCTTCGCGTACAGACCCACGACGGAGTTCTGTATCGAAATCATGATGTTGTTCTGCAGGGGCACGTTTCCCTTCGATTGGATATACTCGCGCTCGGTCACAACACCGTGGCGGTAGTGGATGACGTCGCCCCACTGGTCGCCAAACACGTAGTTCAGCACACGCTCGCGGGTCTGACGGATGTTCTCCTTGTTATTCCATGCCTGTTCACATCGGCGGAGCAAGGTCAGATCGACGCGGCGACCTGAATCCACGCCGCGCTGCTTCCTCCGGCTGAGGGCGCTGTTGCGCAGCTTGCGGGGCTTGTCTACCTGTGAAAGGGTGCGTAATACTCTCATGATGGTAACTTTTTGCCGCAAAGTTAGGCTTTTGGTGTCTTATTTTTTCCGTACCCAACCCCAGATGCCATGTCGGGTGTAGCACGGAAAATCATTTTTCTTCTGTCATTAAATTTGTGGCGACAAAACCATTAGCGATATGGAAGAAAAGGAAAAGGAATTACAGAATCAGAACGAGCAGCAGGAGCAGCGACCTAACCGCTCGGCCTATGCTCAGATGTTCGCAGAAGACAATCCTGACGTGGACTTCGAGGACAAGGAGGCGCGTTACGGACGGATGGCGCAGGAACGGGATAGCTACCGAAAGCTGAGACAGTCGGGACAGGGCCTCTCGCAGGCACTCGACAAGAACCGCTGGCTGGGGGCAATGTTCCAGGACTTGGCCAACAACCCCGAGAAAGACCCTATCTCGTGGATGTACGACAATGGCATCGACGTGCAGCAGGCCATGGAGGATGAGGAGTACCGCAAGAAGGTGTCCGAAGGACTGGCACAGTTCCAGCAGCGACAGGCTGACGGCGAGGCGGCTGCACAGCAGCGCGACCAGAACCTCGAAACGAGTGCTAACGAACTCTCATCGCTGGCGCAGGAACTCGGACTGTCCGACGAACAGTGTAACCGTATGTGGAGCCACCTCTTTGAGGAGGTCATCGTACCGGGAATGAACGGGCAGGTGTCGAAAGAGACGTGGCAGCTGGTACGCAATGCCCTCAACTACGACGCCGACATGCAGAACGCCCGCGAGGAGAGTGCCATGCAGGCCCGTAACGAGAAGTTCCAGAACAAGGTGAAGTCCTACGACGAGCAGCAGGTGCCGCCCTCCTTCTCGCAGGGAGCACAGCGAACCGCACCCGCAGCCCCCAAGCGCGAGTCCCTCATGGACTTCGTCCGCAAAAATTCTTGACAGTGTGCCCACTGGTTCCCCCAGTGGGATAACAAGAACCCTTATTTATTCATCTAAATACAGTTCAACATGAAACAGAAAAATCAGATTTGGCAAGTACTGAGCTTTATCCTCGGTATCTTCGCCGTGTTGAGTGGCGGCGCCGTCATGGCTGTCGGCACCATCGAGAACCCCGCTACGGACGATATGCTCAAAGCTGACCCCGCAGCCGACCACGAACCCGTTGACCCCGAGGCCAACGACCGCGTCATGCCGGGAGGCGACGCTGCCGGTCAGGACTTGACGGGTACGCAGGCCAGCGCAACGCAGATTCGTGAAGGTGGTCTCGAAGACCAGGAACGTGAGGAGAAAATCACGCAGATTCGCCCCTACAAGGTGCCCTTCCTGCGCATCCTCAGCCGCGTGGCCAAGACGCAGAGCGTCACCAATTATTCTATCATGCACGCCCGCGTAGGTGGTGAGACGCTGGACGGCACGGTGACGCAGAATATCTCTGCCGGAGCCACCATCAAGCTCACCAAGAACAACTTCTCGGGCAACCTGCTCGTCTTCCGTAAGTACGACCTGCTCGTAGTGCCTACCATGGGCGGCTACAAGCCGGGCTCACAGTCGGAGCACGACGGCAAGTTCCTCGTCCTCGAGGTCATCGAGCGCGACAAGACGGGCGTTACGCTCTGCTCTATCAACGGCCCCGCTGCCGTGGCTAATCAGGTGGGCGACGAGTACGACTACCAGACGGTGCCCGCCATCGCTGCCGGTACCTACATCGTGGGTATGTGGAACGCCATGAGCGAGTCTCAACTGCTCGTCACGCCCGACAACTACCAGCCCCGTGAGCGTGAGGTCTACCTGCAGAAGCATGGTTGGAACGTCACCTTTACCGAGGAGTTCGAGAAGGCCAAGAAGAAGTACCCCGTCAAGGTGGCCAACCTCCTGGAGGATGCTTCCATCAAGGACGATATGCGCGTCGAGCGCGGCTATTGGTTCGGTGTAAAGGCCAAGCGTAAGCGTATGAACGAGGACGGCTCCGTCGAGGATGTCTTCTACAGCGAGGGTATCATGACGCAGATCCCCAACCACTACGCCATCGGCAACGAGTACACGCTCAGCGACCTCATCGCGCTCTCTAAGCTGCAGTTCACCGACTTTGCCACCTCCAACCGTGCCTTCGCGTTCTGCGGTAAGAACGCCATCGAGCGACTGGAGAACATCAACCCGGGCACGAACCGCCAGATTCACATGACCGTCGAGTCAAGCTACGACCTGACGTTCAAGCGTTTCAAGGACACCTTCGGTGAAATCAACTTCATCTGGGATCAGACGCTCGATTTCATGAACATGAGCGACTATATGTTCATCCTCGACATGGACAATGCCGTTCACTACATCAAGGAGTCCAACCGCTCGCGCACCAACGACATGTCGAAGGGTGCTGGCGATATCCGTCTGGCTAAGACCCACTGGGAGTACGACACCGACGCTGTCGCTCTGAAGGGCTACAACTCCATCATGGTAGGCCCCGAGGGCGGCATCTTCAATATGATGTCGCAGGGTGTCATCAACTACATCGTCAGCTCGAACGTGCTACCCAGCACGCCCGCTACGAACATGAAGATTGCGCTCACCTCCGACTTCACCATCGAGGGCGCTGGCTCCGACCCCGACGTGACCTATGAGAAGGGTAAGGTCTACATCTGGGACGGCGACTCTTGGGAGGAGTACACCGGCTCTGACATCGCAGGCTAAACCAAGCGGGGGAGGGTTCCGCCCTCCCCTCTTTATTACTCATCAATATCTGAACAGTTATGATTAAGACATACAAACTCACCACTCCGGTACGAAGCTCGTCTATCGTACTCAGGGGCAAGACCAACAACTCTCTGCGCTACAACTTCGCAGGCGGCGACCCCGTCACGGGAAAGCCTGCTACGATTATGCTGCGCTCACAGTATGCTCAGGACTTGCTCGAACAGAGCGAACTCTACGCCAACGGCTACGTCGTGCTGGTACGTGCCGACGAGGGAGGAGAGAAGCCCGTCGTTAAGAAGAAGGTTGACCCCGAACTCGTCAAGGAGGATATCACCTCGCCCGAACAGCTCTTGGAGTTCGTTAATGTGACACTCGACCCGCCCTCGCTCTACAAGCAGCCGAAGTTCGCGCTGGCCTACGCTGAGAAGAAGGGCTATCAGTTCCCCAATCTCAAAATCTCTGAAGACAAATAATAACTAAATTTCAAATCATGGGACGTTACGCAGAACAAATCAAACAGAAGACCGCGCAGGCCGCAGTAGACGACCTGCTGTCAAAGGTATCGGCTAACAGTAAGCTCGACTCACTCGCTGAGGTGCTGGCTTACCTCAGCCAAGTATCCGACGGAACGACAAAGCTTTCCGACACCATCAACGCGGCCATCACCACCGCCATCGGCGAAGGTGGAGCCATCGCAACGTGGGCAGCACAGAACTTTGCAGCTAAGACGGAATGACACTACCCGACATCATCTCACAGGTTCGGCTGAGCATCGACGAGGCCCCCGAAAACTCGGCGGGAATCATCGACGGCAACAACCAGCCTCTCTCTAACGACGCAACCCAGCTGGACGAAATCATCAAGGCAAAGATTGGCGACGCACTCCGCTGGGTCTGCCTCTATGCCCCCGCCGAACTCCTCACAGGCTCCGACGAGGCCGAGGCCGACGTCTCTATCATCTACGAAGGCACGGAAGAGGCCACCACCGACTCCTCTGATTCCGACACGCCCGATGACTCAACAGCAGGAGAGGTAAGCCTCACAAGTGCCACCGTGTCCGCTGCGTCAGCAACGGGCGCCCTCTTCTCCCTCCCCGGCAACTTCATCAAGCTTATCCGTGTCCGCGGCTCAGACTGGCACCGTGCCGTCCTTGGCCGCAGTGTCATCGAGGAGGATAGCGATGAGTACCTGCAGCTCTCCGATACCTACGCCTGCGCCTCAGCTGACCGCCCGCAGGCTGTGCTCATCAACAAGGCACGGAAGATGCTGGAGTGCTTCCCCTACACCCAGTCCGTGGAGATAACCTGCATCGTCAGCCCGTCGGTAGTCAACCTCGAACCCGACAGCGGCGAATCAGAAGAGGACGTAACGGTAGCAGTCCCGCCGCTCATCAAGACGGCCTTCATCTACTACCTCGCCTTCCTCACACTCTCGGCATACGACGACCCGCGTAGCACACGTATGCTGGAGATAGCAAAAATGAATCTTGGAAGAGGGGAATAAAAAACTCCCCCAATCACTATAAAAAAGGCACCACCCATCTTTATAGAACGCCCTGCAACGAGCTGATCAGGGGAGATAATTCCCAAACGCTCGGTGCAGGGCATTTATTGTATATGTAGACGAGTGGTGCGGGTGCAAAGGTAAAAAGAAATTATTAATCAACCAAATTTTGCACCATGAAAGTGATAGAAATAATGAAATTGGGCCGCAGTTGGCTCGAAATGCTGCATAATGCTTGCATCAAAGTGGGCGACGTGAAGCATCTGGAAATGTACGAGGAATACACCCGACTGCTTGAAGAGAAGCACAAGGTCTCATACATCGCCGCCCACCTCTCACAGAAATACAGAATCTCCGAACGACAGTTCTTCTACATCATCAAGCGCCTCTCCCAGGACTGCAAAATCCCTGCATCCTAAAACCTCACCGTGCCTTGGGCATTTCCCCAAGGCTCCCTATCTTTGCCTCCGTCAAAGCGCAATGACGAAGGTAACTCTATTATTCACCCATTAAAAATCAAGAACTATGGCATTAGACGCAAATGATTTGATGACACTGAAGAGTATGGGAATGTCACCATACGAACAGTTCAAAGTGCAGAACATGCAGACGAAAGGCCACACCAGCGGCCTTGGTGTTGCAGGACTGGCAACAGGTATCGGTGCAGTTGTTGCCGCCGTTGGCGTAGGCTTCTACGCTTGTGCCAAGGCAAAGGAGGCAAAGAGTACGGCTGCTGCTGAGAACGCAGGAACGGCAGCACTGCTGAAACAGGCAACCGACTTCGCCCTGACGCAGATACGTGATGAGCGTAGTGAGCGCATCGCTGGCGACCGTACGCTGTCTATCAGCATCAACGACACCGTCAGCGGTCAGCAGTCAGGAACGCTCTCGCAGTCCCAGCAGCTCTCCAACGACATTACGCTGGGTCTGATGACTGGCAAGTACACCGAGACTCCGCAGAAGGTAGCCCTCTACCGCGACGCAACGCCGTGCGGCTGTCCCGCCACCGGCTGCAACTGCATGGGTTAATCACCACCGTGCCCCTCGCATCTCCGAGGGGCACACACTCAATCAACACGGCAAATGTTATGGTTCAACAAAAAGCATAAACAAAAGATGGAGTTCATACAAAATTACATCCCGACAAGCAAAGCCCAGCTGATACAAGTCGCCATGATGTACAACAACGGCGACCTGAAGAAAGCGCAGGATATGTTCGACTTCTACGCCAAGAACCTAGACCTCCCCGACTTCGACCCCATCGCCCCCACCTTCATGCAGCAAGTAAAGACCGGCGCAAGCGACCTCTTCTCATGGATAAAGGACAACCAAGGCGACATCGTCAACGGCTACCAATTCCTACGCTCCGTCATTTCCAACAAAGGCGACTTGACTGTGCCCGACGGTTTACCCGTCGAGGAACCCCTCGCCCCCATAAACGAATAACCCATGGAACAAAGATTAAAAGGATACCCCTTACATTTCAATATCTATGCGCAAAGTGAGCAGGAAGTTGAGGATTGCAGGAAAGCTATTGTTGCTTTTATCGGTCTACACGCTTCACAATGTCGGGCCGTCACTGCTAAGAAAGTGGCGAAGGCTCTGTCTGATTGGGACAAGAATCCTATAGTAAAAAGCCAGATAATAAAATTCTTAAAGCAATAATATGGAACAAAAACAATTCAAATGCACAGGCGACTGCCTACAATGCTCAATCGTACAACGTCAGTACTGCGCCTGCCAGCACGCCTACAATACCCTGCGCATG